TATATAGGACGTTCACCACAACAATATAAACCACAATTTGGAGTTAGATAACATATCTCCTTTATTTAAATAAAATATTTATTCGTATATGAAGAAAAAATACAGCATAGAAATACCTGAGTATTTGTCAATTGATAGATTTCAACAATTGCAAAACTTAGAGCATTTATCTGAATTAGGTAAAATAGTTAGAACAATTCATGTGTTCACTCAAATACCTGAAGATGAAGTTAAGACATGGGCAATAAGTGACTTAGGTAAAGTTGCTAAAGATTTTAGTGATAAAGTATCTGCTAGTCCTGAATTTTATCCTATGTGGCAACACAAAGGAATTAATTATGGGTATGTAGATATATCAACTATGTCTATGGGTGAATTTATTGATCTAGAACAATTATGTAAAGAGCCAAATAAAAACTTACATGCGATTATGGCGGTACTATATCGACCTGTAGTTAAACACAGATTTGATAAGTTAAAATTTAAGGCAAAACATAATATTCAGTTAATGCAAAATAAAGTTGATAATGCATTTAAATGGTATACTGTAAAGGAATACGATAATAATGAAAGACACGTTGATGCTGAGGTAATGAAAGAATTACCAGCAGGATTCGCTTTAGGAGCATTGAATTTTTTTTTAGGAACCGCCAACTTACACTGGATAAATTCTCTCAACTCTTTAAAAACAGTGAAAACGGAGAAAATGAGGAAGTTACTGACGAAGCAGACACTGGAAGCTTTGACGGACATTGGGGATGGTTTGCGACATTATATTCGCTCGCCAAAACAAACATACTCAATATCACAGGAGAAGACAGTATCACTAAGTTAAATATAAATTTTGTTTTAAACTACTTGGCAATAGATAAAGATTATAAATTATTAGAAGCACAAGCAGAAAAACAACGTAGAAATAGAATTAAACTTAAATAAATAAATTATGGCATGTAATTGTAAAAAAGCAGATAGACGAGACGTATGGTCAAGACATATGGCTGGAATTGATGCACATAGAATAGCAGCACAACTAATGGTTCAATTATCGTTAGTTAAAGAATGTATTGCAGCGGGTGATCCTGATGCTGTGGTAGTTAAAAAAACAAAAATTAAGAAATAATGACATCATTAGAAAACATAGTACAAACATTTAGATCAGCAGCTGATGCTCATGAGTATGTAAACTCATTTGCTTTCGGTAGTATTGATTATTTAGATTCATCAAGTCAAAATATAAAGTATCCTTATGTTTTTCTAAGACCATTACAATCACCTGGATACTCACAGGATACACGATTAAGAATATTATCATTTGAATTATATGCTTTAGATGTTCCTAGATTACAAAATCAATCACCTGAGGCAGTAATGTCTAAGATGGAACAAGTATTATATGATTTTGGAGGATACATGAATTGGGGACCTCCAAGTGATGATCAATCAAAAGGTGTATCGTATGATATAACAGGTATAACACCTACATTAGAAGCATTTATGGATAGAGTATATGGTTATGTAGGCACAATACAATTTCAAGAATCAGGTATTTATGATTACTGTAATTTCCCTAAGAAACCATAAATGGAATTAGAAAATCTAGATAACGCACTTATGGATTTCGGTCAACGTATAATTGACGAAATGCAAAACCAATTATTTGAGAATAAATCGGTTAATACAGGTGACTTAGCTAGATCAATTACTAGAACAGTAGTTCCATTACCTAATAATCAAGGTGAACAATTACAAGTATCATTATTATGGTATGGTGAATTACTAGAAGATGGAGGACCAGGTAGACGAGCAGGTAGAATGCCTCCTATTCGTCCTATTGAAGGATGGATTAAACGTAAAAAAATACCAGTACCAGCAGCATTTAAATCACCTAAATCATTTGCATTTGCAATAGCAAAAAGCATAGAAAAAAAAGGTGTTAAAAAATATAGTAAAAAACCATTTATAATGGAGTCAATTGATAATGCAGCAGCTAATTTTGGCACAGCCGAAATAACAAAAGCATTAGAAAAAGATATAATAATTAACATTAATGATGCAGCTAAATCAGCTGGAGGAATAGTAACATAATATGGCATTATCAATTGTATCATCACCTTATAAAGTAAACGCAACAACAAATAACTTACCTATTGTTGTAACAAGTCCATCTATGTCTATGGCACAATATAGGTTAGTAACAGAAATATACATTCCTCAAAGAGGATCAGCTCCGGTAACTACCGTGAAAACATTTCCAAGCGCATCAGTTGCTATGGTAGATATAGCACGCGTGTGTTCACAGTACTTAACATATGATAACGCGATGGAAGCTACTGGTAGTCAATACAGCAATACTAATGCTGCTTATTTTAAAGTAGTAATGGGTGAAGAATATTCATCATCACCTTCATCATCTATAATTTCATATAATGGTTTAGGACAGACAGGTAGTGCAGCATTTACTTGCTCATTTAGTGGTTCAAGTGATAGTATTTTATTACAACCTGCAGTTAATGAGTATACAAATTTAACTTATGATTGGCCTGAAGATCAATGGAGTGAAGATGCACCAGCAGGTAATCCTATACTAACAAATAATCCAGCATATCAAACATCAAGTTTCTGGACTAATGGAAATTGGGATAATTTAACAGGCGAAGCATTTAGTTACGACTATGAAACAGTATCATTGATACAAGATGGTAGTATTAATGGTATTCAATTTGTAGAAGCAAAAGTATATGATAAAAATGGTGTATTAGCATATAGCAATAATACAGATTTCATTTCCTCCCAATTTTCACCTCCTGGTCCTTTAGTTCATTTAGGAATTGGTCCTGCTAATTTATCAGCAAGTAATTTTCCTAATACTGTAAATGCTCATTCAGCATCATATTGGATTGCTCCAAATAATTGGAGTAGAATAACATATGAAATAGAAGGTGTATCAAATAATTACAATATAGGATTTACACAAGCAAGTTGTTCATTCTATGATCAAACAATAGATGGTTCTATACCTAGTCTTCAAAATGATTTTATAAAAGGTAGAACAAGATTTGCTTTTATTAACAAATTAGGTGTTATGGATTATTATAATGTGGTAAATCCAGTAAAGAAAACAAGTAAAATAACACGTAAAAATTACATTAAACCACAATTGCCATGGCAGAATATGAATACAACTAGTGGCGCTGTATTTAACAGTAATTCACGTGGTAAAAACGATTATTATACTACATACGTAGATGATTTCTCAGTAACAACTGATTATATAGATACAGCTACAAGTGATTGGTTAAGTGAATTAATTGAATCACCATCTGTATTTATTCAAAATGAAGCAATAGTAAATTTACCATTAAATGCAAGTGATTTTTATATGGAAAGACAAGTTATACCAAACGGGTTTGCTCCTATAAACATTAAAAACGCTTCATATACTTGGAAAACAAATAAATTTAGTCAAAAATTATTTCAATACGATTTGAAATGGGAAATGTCTAACATAAACATAGGAAGGTAATGGCATTAACTATACAACAAGAACCTACACAAATGAATACCGCATATACAAAATTAATGTATAGCGTTATTTCAACTAATGTAAATCAACCACAATTTAAATATTTGTGTGATGTAAAAGATCATAATGGTAATTTAATATCTAGATTAAGACAAGGACAAAATAATGCAGACGGAGCTATATTTAATGTAGCAATACCTTGTAGAGGAAAATTATATGAAGACGATACATTTTATATTACTGATCCTACAGCATCAATAGGTAAAGATTCACCTAAAGAAATGCAATCATATAAACAATTTAAAGTAGCCTTTGGTTGTGAATATGGTACTTCACCATCATCAAGTGTAACAGTATACAATGGTAAAGGAGGAGTAGGTGCACCTGCAGTATCAGGTTCAGATTTAGTATTAAATAGAGCAGTATGGGAACCATGGAATGAAAATCAATTTTTATCTTCATCAACAGCCCCTGTATATGCTAATTCAGGAACAGGTAGTGTAAACTTCTTTGTATACGAAGCATCCGGTGCTGATTTTGTAGATGTTAATTTAAGAGTAAACGGAGCATTTCCAACCGGAGGCTACGGAGGTACAGGTTCATTTGCTTATAGTGCTTCTACTAATGCTGATTTATCAACAAACAATGGAGAATATCTTTTAGAAGTTATTTCTATAACTGGTGTTCCATCAGCAGACCAAAGAGCATCATTAGAAGTTTATGATATGAGTAATCAACAAATGATTATTGACATATCAAATGTATCAGGTTCAGGAGGACCAAATGAAATATTAATATCAACTCCGTTTACAGGAAGTATAGGTAACGTATATGGTTGTAGAGTAAATGGTATACCAACATCATCATTTAATCCACCAATATTTGAAGCATATTATTTATGTAATAATTATACAGCATCATCAGATAGAGTAAGATCAATAACATATCCTTTATTTCCAGATAATGTTGTAGGTGTAGGAGGATATCCTAATACTAAAGCATGGGAAGTAACTATAAATTCAACTTCAGGATCTAACATAGGAGACATTGATTCAATATATCCAACATTAAATGATTTTAGTAGGTTAAATATTCCAACATTAGCTCCTTTACCAGCAGGTAATTTTGGTTCATGGAATTGGAATTATCAAGATAGTAGAATTAACTTTACAGGTAGTAATCCTGATTATTCAGGAGTAAATGTAGGTAAATTATTTTTAACTAATTGGCCTTCATTTGTAAGAAATGATGAAAATAATCTTGAAAAATCACATATATTAAAACCAATAGCAAATAATGATCGAGGTACATTATCATATTATAATATATCTGGATCAGCAGAAAATGATAATCTTACTAGAGCAATACAAATTGCATTAATTAATGCACCTGGTAATGGAGTACCTGCTACAAGTAAAGGAGACGTAAAATGGTCAGAAGCAGATTTAAATGCATTAACACCTTTATTAACACAAACTGGGTCAGGAGCAGATATTCCATTTGTAACATTACCTGCAGCACCTAGAAATCTTCCACTTTTATCTCCAGCTACAGGATCAGATTGGAATGTTATGTTTGCTAAAGTAGGACCTAGCGAGGAACATAAATTCTATTATACTAGAGATGAACCGTGTGAATATGAAACTAGAAGTAATTTTGCTTTTATTAATAAATGGGGTGTTTGGGATTTTATAGGATTAAATACACCTACAAATAAAAATGCTGTAATAAATGAGCGTAGTGAATTTATGGCAGTAAATGCTGATTATAACAGTCAAATCAGTTCATACGACGCATATAATAGAGGTTTCACACAATACTATATGAATCAAGATTATAAGTATCAAATCACGAGTGATCCAATAAGTGTAACTAATTTTAATAATGGTAGGAATCATAATAACACAGGTGGTCCTATAACTGCTATAAGTGAGTATTATCAAGAATTATTTACATCACCAAGTGTGTTTTTACAAGTAGAAGATAAATTTATTCCTATTAATCTTACAAATACTAATTTTACCTATAGAACAAATATTAGAGGACAAAAGAATTATCAGGTAACAATTCAATATGAATTAAGTAATAAACCTAGAAGCAGAACATAATGAGAGATATAGTACTAAGAGTAACGAATAATAACGTAGTAACAGATTTAGACATAACATCTGATATTCCATTACGTTTAGATATATCAACATTTGATAATTCCAGAATTGGAGTTTTATTCGGTGTTGGTTCGCAAACATTTGACTTACCAGGAACTAAGAAAAACAATACTTTCTTTAACAACGCATATGATATAGGAGCTATTAATATTCCTGCATTATATGATTTTGTGAGTGCTGCAGTACTAATTGATGGAGATGAGGTATTAACAGGAAACCTGCAACTACAGGAAGTAATCTCATCTGAAGATGGTTATATAACTTATAAAGTAACAGTAGTAGACCAAGCCATTCAATTTACAAGTGAATTAGATGGTGATTTCATAGCAAACGCTGATTTTAGTGCTTATGATCATAATTTAACAGTAGCATTTATAACAGGTAGTTGGTCAGGTTCAGCAAATAATTCTGATTTACCTTTAAATGGTGCCGTATATTATCCTTTAGTTGATTATGGTAATGATGGTGAAGAATCATATTATAGTTTAGATGCATCCGGTTCATTACCATTCATACAATTTAGTGGTATAGAAACAACTACAGGGTCTATTGATAATCAAAGATCACCATTAGCGTATCAACAATTATTACCTGCAATTAGAGGTAAAGAATTATTAGATGTAATAGCAGATCAAGCAGGATTTACTTATACAAGTTCATTTGCTAATTTAACATCTGAAGCATTTAAAAACGTTTATGTATTAGCTAAAAGTAGAGACACATTAGGTCCTACATCTGCAGGTGCATCAAACGAAACATTTAGTGGTTCAATGATCACTACACAAACAATAGCTACAGTAGGACCAGGTGGTTCAAATCCATTATTAACAACAGCAGAAACAACAGCTGATTTTGATCCTAGTTCTAACTTTAATGCTGGAAACTATAGATATATTTGTCCTTTAGATGGTAATTATTCTGTAGATTTTTCTATGGACATAAATGTATCAGTGCCAGTATTTAAAGCACAATATTTAGCAGGTATATTTGTTAGATTTGCAGGTGGAGGAACAAACGTATATTATAGCACAGGACAAAGTGGATTTTATAATGCAGGTACATCTACAGAAATACAAACCGGAGCATTTAACATACCTAACTTATCAGCAGGTGATTCTTTAGAATTAGTATTATATGTAGAGAATTTTAGTAGTGCAAATATTACAGCAGCAGCAATTAATGATACATCAAATACATTTTTTAATGTTACAGCAACACCTGTATCATATGAAAATGCTAATATTGATATGGCTCAACAATTTGATGGTAATACTAAAACATTAGATTTATTTAAAGGATTTTTAGAGCAATTTAACATGGTTGCTTTCCCAACTTATAATCAACCAAAATCAATAACAATAGAACCATTTGATACATGGATGATAAATGGTAGAGATGTAAACTGGACAGATAAATTCAATACAGCAGAACGTATATCAGTTACTTCACCATTAGCAGAACAAAATAAAGAAACATTTATAGGTAATAGTGGTGATAAAGATAGATTTAGTGTCTTTACAGAAGATAACCAACCTAACTTACCATTCGGTACAGTACAATTAGTATCAAATAGTACAATACCTCAAGGACAAAGAAAAATTAAAACATTCTTTGCACCTGTAATTATGGGTACAATGTTACAATCAGGATCTATAGATGCAGATGGTAACCCAACATATAATTTATCAGTAGAAGAAAATTATGTACCACATTTATATAAATTCGATAATTCAGGTCTAAAATCATTTAATTTTAAACCACGTATAGGATATAAATTAACAGGTAATTCATTAGCATCAGCAGCATCTGGTTCTATTTGGATTGGTACTCCTGGCGCAGGAGCAACTGCATATAATAAAGATGATGGTTATGCTACAATAAGTAATATATCAGCAGTAGGTAATTTACTAAATACATTTAATTTACATTTTGATAACACATACACTCCATTTGTAGCATCTAATTCATCATTTGGAATTGGTACAGCAGTAGCAGAAACAGCTTATTTATCATATTGGAATAATTATATAGCAGGATTATATTGGAATGAAGGTAAGAAAGTAACATTAGATTTATTCTTTACACCTGAGGAATATAAAGATATAAGATTAAATGATCGTATAACAATTAAAGATCAAACATATAGAATTAACAAAATCAAAGGGTTTAATTTAATGGAACCTGATGTAGTAACAGTTGAATTACTAAAATTATATCCAGTATTTAACAATGTGGTGGATACTCCAGCGCCAACACCGAGTCCAACTCCAGTGCCAACGCCTACACCTACTCCTACACCTACACCAGTACCTACTCCAACACCAACTCCTACACCATCACCTTCAGGTTGTATATCAGTTACAATCTTTGGTAATAGTTCAGGTGATTATCATGAAGCTAACTTTATTTGTTGTGATGGTACTACAGGATATGAAAGAGTAGAAGATTATGCTTCAGCTACATTCTGTGCACAAAACGGAACAGTAAGTGATTCAGGTACAGGAAATATATCATTTGGGGGAGTTTGTACAGATGATTGCTAATGAGAGAAGTAATTAAACATTTAAAATCAACAATTGGTGAGTTCGTTATATGTGGAAGTTTGGCTTTATATTTACATGGTTTGCTTGACGATTATAACAATGAAGAAATAGATATAATTGTAGATAAGGATATAAAATTAGACGGATATAAAAGACATACATCAAATAGATTTAATGCTAGAGGATGGTTAGGAAAATATAACGATGTGTATATTGACGTGTATAACAAACAATTACCAGATTACGATAAAGTTGTTGTTGATGGTTTGATATTGCGTATTAAAACGTATCAAGCGCTTAAAACGCATTATTTGTCATTAGACATAGATAACATGAATGGACATGAAAAATTTAAAAACAAATTATTAACAAGGGTAGCTTTGTTCAAATAAATATTTATTAGTATGGCAACACAGACTATAGATTATAACATTAATGTAAATGCTGGAGCTTCATCAAGAACGATTCAGCAAATAGAACAGGAACTTAATGAACTGAATCAGGAAATTAAGGAAGTAGGTGTTGGTAGTGCAGCATTTAATAAGGCAGCAGGTAATATTCAGAAACTAGAAAAGGAACTGAAATCAACTCAAGCCACTGTTGAAGGATTTACATTAGATAAAAAACTAGAAGCAGCAGATGGTGCAATTAAAGTTGTAGCAGGTTCTGTAGCTGGTTTAACTGGTGCCGTAGGACTATTAGGTATTGAATCAGAAGAATTTGATAAATTAACTGCACAAGCAACCAATGCAATTGCATTTGGTATGGGTATAAAAGATGTATCTGAAGGTGTAGGTAAATTAGCTAAAAACTTTAGTATAGCAGGTACAAAAGCAAAAGTATTTGCTGCAGGACAAAAAATATTAAATCTAGCACAACGAGCATTTAACGCTATATTAGCAGCAAATCCAATTGGTTTAACTATATTAGCAATTACAACGTTAGTTGGTTTAGTTGTTGCATTAAAAGATAAATTTGAAGCTGTAAATAAAGTATTCCAATTCTTTAAAGGATTAGTTACATCAGTAGGTGAAGCATTAGGTTTAACAGCCACAGCAGAAGAAAAAGCAGCACAAGCAGCTAAAGAAGCATCTGAACAACGTGTTAAAGACATTGATAATGAACTTAAAGTACGTAAAGCAGCAGGTGAATCGACTGTAGAGATAGAACGTGAAAAACAACGTTTACTAACGTCATTAACATTAGAAGGTAGTCAGGAAAGAAAAGATGCAGAAGCAGATGCAGCAGCGTTTGAAGCAGCACAACTTAAGGCTGCACAAGATATTCGTGATAAAGCAGCAGCAGATAGAAGAGCAAAACGTAAGGCAGCTAGGGAAAAACAAAAGGCAGAAGACGAAGCAGCAGCACAAAAGAAATTAGATGAGGAAAAGGCTGAAACAGAACGTTTAGCACAAGCTGAAGTAGATAGATTAAAAACTATAGACGATATAAAGCAGGAATTCCTTAACATGATTCAGGAACGTGATGCAGAAACTGAATTAGCAAAAGCTGAATTAGATGAAGAACGTAAATTAGCTGAATTAGAAGAATTAGGTGCTGATGAAGAAGCAATACAAGCAGTAAGAGATTACTATTCACAAATAAAAACTGAAGCAGCATTAAACGATAAGGCTACACAAAAAGCAATCGTTGATCAAGAAGCACAAGATGCTATCGATGCTAAAATGGCTGAAATTGATGGTAAAGCACAATTAGAACAAGCATACATAGGTTTAGTAGGTCAATTTGGACAATTATTAGGTCAATTAGCAGGTGAAAGTAAGGAATTACAAATAGCAGCAGTAGTAGCACAACAAGCAGCTAGTATAGGACAAATTATTTCTAGTACAGCAGCTGCGAATGCAAAAGCAGTATTAGCATCTCCAATTACAGCTGGTCAACCTTGGGTTACTATTAACACTGTATCAGCAGGTTTAGGTATCGCAGGTTCAATTGCTGGAGCAGCTAAAAGTATATCACAAATTAAAAATAGTGATAGTGGTGGAGGAAGTGTTGGTGGTGCGCCTACATTACCTCGTGGAGCTAGTTCAGCACCAACTATATCATCAGCAAATATAGACATTGGAACTAACCCTGAAACTAATGTAGACAATACAGCAGTACAAGCTTACGTAATATCAGGGGATATAACATCATCACAAGAAGCAGAAGCTAAATTAAGTACAAGAAGAGCCATAGGTGGTTAAAATATAACAATATGAAAGTAATAAAATTAGACATTGATGAAGAAAACATATTCGAAGGAATAGATGCAGTAGCATTGGTTGCAGAACCAGCTATTGAATTAGATTTTCAATTTTTCAACAAACAAAACTTTGCTAAAACGTTTAAAGATTATCCTCAAGCAGCTCGTAAAGCAGCAGAACAAGGAATTAAACGTAATAAAGCGATAAAAAATAAATGTGGTACCGCTGTCGGCAAACGAAGAGCAACGCAATTAGCTAACGGTGAGAACGTGTCAATTCAAACAATTAAACGTATGAGGTCATTCTTATTACGTCAAAAAGATAATTACGATTTAGCTATAAAAAGAAGCGATTATAATGCATGTGGTTATATATCTTATCTATTATGGGGAGGACCTGCTGCATTACCTTGGGCAGAAAAGAAATTAAGACAAGCTGGTTTACTAGAGGAATCTAATAAAGAAGTAATTATGTCTGAAATGAAATGGGGTACTAAATCAGCAGCAGATAGAGAACGCATTTATAAAAAATATGGTTTTGCTGATCAAGCAGAAATAGATGGTATACCTGTATTTGCAGACGAAAATCAAGCATTAGTAATGGCTAGAAATATTGGTTGTGCAGGCACTCATAAACATGAAATTGGAGGAGAAACAGTTTATATGCCTTGTAAGACACATACTGAAGCAACAGATAAAATGCTTAAAAAAATAGAGGAATCTGAACCAGTTAAAATGCATAAACATTTTGA